TACCGTATGAACTTCCGTTACCTGTAGTAGCAATTGTGATATATCGTTTATGGCTCTGATTGCTACTTCCGTTAAATCCACCTGCAAATATTCCTAACGTACCGTTACTCCCACCCCTTGAAGCATATACCGATACTCCTGCATCACCAAAATAACCTGACCACCCAAGAGTTGACGCTGTTATGTATTCAATAACGTTTCCATATTGATTTGCCCACCAATTTGCATTAACAACTCTCGTTCCATTGGACATCTTTCCCGAATATGCCCAATAAGCACTTGTAAATAATCCTGTTGCACCTGTATTTGACCAAGCTGTTGCAAGTGTTCTGCTATTGCAATACTCGTAGCCATTTACAAATCCACCGTTATATCCGTAGTAACTAAAATATCTGTCTCCTGACCAAGCAGGAATTGGGGCAACATACACAGGCCATACTTCCCCATACTGAGCCTTACTTTGCTCGTAAAGATTCCACCTGCCACGAGCATCACCATATCCTGCATTAGTGTCGCTATTAGGTACTCTGGGCATTATGTACCTGACCTTGAGGCTGTATATCTAACTTGCCATCCTGATGAAGCAGTTTTTAGAGTAAGGGCTGTTCCACCCGAACCGAAAGTTATATACCATAAATCATCACTATTATTATATCCATCATTGTATGTGGACATTTCCACTCTTGAACCGTTATAAGCACCTGCACCGTCAGAGATGTAATCATTACTTGACGCTATGTTTGTAACATTAGTTGCAAAACCAGTTGAACCTATATTCCAGTAGGAATAACTCTGACCACCATAAGGAGCATTACTTCCCCCACCAACAGTCATGGCAAAACTTGAATTATTTACTGTAACTGCACCGCTGTTCCTAGTACCTCCGTTGGGTCTAGTTACATATCCGCTAGAGGACACCGCTTGACCTGCCGACATAGGGTTCACTCTGTTTTTGTCTCCATTATTCCATTGATTCCCATTGTGGAATTCCATAATAGAATCATGGTCTGTGACGTTAAAGTGAGAACGACACCTTGTTAAACTAGCACCCCATGAACTTGCACCCGAACTTGATGCCATGTTTGCATAATTTATAAACACACAGCTTCCACCCGAACCCCCTGCTCCAAGATATCGCCTTTGCATATCTCCTGTACTTCCGTTGGCAGTTCCATAGGCAGACTGTGCCATATTCCCCCAAGCAGACGCATTTCCTGTTGTTGCTACTGTGTACCTAGCAATGTCATTTCTGTTTCCATTCCAGTAGCCGCTATCAAATTCAACATATGTGGCATCACTAGCACAACCTCTGTTATAACGCTGTCCTTGATTGTTATTATTTCCAAAACTGGTGAACCCACCTGACCCTGACGATATGGTTGTGTAATAACAATCTCCCGAATAGCTGTTCCCAAAGTAATTACCGCTTTCAAGTCTTCTGTCTCCCCAAGAAATGGGAGGACGAGGCCAAACTTCACCTAACTCTCCACGATACAAATCAATCGTCTGCCAAACGGAAGAGGCGTTTGTAGTGTTAGGGATTCTTGCCATTCTTTATACGTCCGTTATTGATTCAAAACTCACTACGATATCAATTGCATTTGCCGCCCCTGCGGTTGCTTTTAACTCGTCACCGTTAATGACATAAATTGGCTGTGACAATAACTCTAATGAAGAATCCGCAGGAATCACAATTGTTTTAGCTAAGTAATAATCTGTCGAACTGTTTGTTATAAAAATATCAATTTCAGCATTAGCACTTCCATCAATATTCGCAATGAATATTTGATTAACCTTTGAAACAAAATTTGACGCAGGTTGTGCAAGTATTGCCGTTGCGTTTGTTGTTGTCAGCTTTGTCATTTCTCTTGTTCCAACAAGAGCCGCAACACTTAAAATGTCTGGTGGATTTGCCATTTAATTCTCCTTAAAAAACTATTGCCATAGCTATAGCAGTTCCCATAGATACCCCACCACCTGATGCTGTATACCATTCGGGAATTCCCCCTGCCGAAACTCTTATTTGTTGATTGACTGTTCCTATCCCTAATTTGGCAAGAGTATTTGAACCACTTGCATACGGTATATCTCCTGTTGTCCAAGAAGTTTGCCCTGTACCACCATAAACTTCAGTTATAGCAGTAGCGTTCCAAGTTCCAGATGCTAATGTTCCAACTGTGACAATCGCAGAAGTTCCTGCGTAAGTTTCCCATGCAGGGACTCCACCCGAAATACCTAATAACTGCCCTGCCGAACCAATACCTAATCTTGATAATTGAGATGCTGATGTGGCATAAATAATATCTCCAGTAGCTTGAGAATCGAGAACGTGAGTTCCGATTCCCACCCATTCGGCTTCCGTCAGAGTAGTTCCAACCGTGTCGTGTTTAAATTCGTCTGCCATTAGTTAATAATCCTTTGGAATCCACCTCTTCTGACTCCATCCTTGATTGCTTCAGCTACCTTGTTTTCAAAATCGTCAAAGCCGTAAGTTGCACCCATTATATTAATAGTTACATTTGCTCCCATGCCACCGCCTCTGCCTAATGGTACAACAGCCTCTGGGCCTGCCTCACCAATCATTGCAAGAGTTGGCTTGTTCACAATTCCACCTTCTGCAAGTCTTGGGATTTCCGGTAAATTAAACCCGAAAGACCCTCCACCAAGCCAATCAGGTAAGTCGAAACTCATAGTGTTAGCTAATCGAACAACTGAATTAATCATTTCCACAACGCCATTAACAATGGCTTTGAATCCTTGAAGTATTAAGTCAGTATCTCCTGTGAATATACCAACGATTACATCCCACATTCCACCAAGTGCTTCAACAAGTCCTGAAAAATATCCTTTAACAGCATCAACTACATTATTGATTAAATCTTTGAACTTATCCCACTTGTCTCCAAGTAGCTTTCCCATCAGTTCGTCAAACTTATCCCAAACAAATCCAAAGAAAGTTTCAAACACTCCTTTGAGTGCTTCCCAAGCACCTTTGAAATGTTCCATTGCTTCATCTGTATCACCTTTAAATAAAGCAACAAAAGCATGGAAGATTTCAGTCCAGAACTCGATAACTCCACCAACCACATCTTTAATCATTTCCCAAGTTCCTGCGAAATGTTGTGACATCCAAGCATCAAGTTTTTCCCATGTTTCCCAAAACACTCTGACAATCGTGTCCCAGTTCTGCCATATGAGAATTGCCGCCGCTATTGCCGCAACGATTCCAAGAATAATTAATGCAACAGGGTTAGCAGACATGACAGCGTTAAAAGCTAATTGTATTCCTGTCCAAACTTTTGTTGCCGCTGATGCAACAGCAGTAGAACTTGCCAATGCCGCAACTCCGCTAATAAAAGCAGGGAGCATAACAACAAATGGCCCTGCGGCAGATGCCATTCCTGCAAGTGGCTCTAAGGCAAGTTTTGCCTTATCTTTCATCATGTCGAATCTCTCACCTGCTGTAAGAGAACCATCATTCATTTCAGTTAAAACACCAGAGGCGGCTTCAAGTGAGCCTGCCATTGCATCAATATCAACAGCACCTTCTTGGATGGCAACCTTCATCCTCTGTGCCCCTTCAGCACCAAATAATTCAGTTGCTTTGTTGAGGGCTTCTGTTTCGGAACGAGCGTTTTTAATGTCCTCCATACCATTAAAGAGTGCAGACCGTAAATCGGTCACCCCTGACTCTGCCAAACGCCTCATAGATGCGTTAATTCCGGGCATTACTCTTGTAATTGAGATACCTGCACCCTCTAATTGAGAGAACATGGCTGTTGCTTCATGGAAGTTTAATCCAAGGTTCTTCATTACAGGCCCAAACTCTCTCATGGTGGAGGAAAGTTGCTCCATTGGAACGCCTGTATCTTGTGATGCCATGGCAAGAGCATCAAGCACTTGCCCTGTCTCAGAAACATCTACACCAAACACTCCCATGGAATCAGATACGGTTTTTATCATGGGTTCTACTTCAGTTCCCATGAGCCGTGACATATCAAGGAATTTCTTGGTTGTGTTTTCTAAATCATCTCCAGTTAATCCCATCTTGGTACTAACGTCAGCGATAGCAGTAGAAACTGCATCCATATCTTGAGGAACTCTGCCTGCTAGGTCACGGAACTCTTGTTTTAATCCTTCAAGTTCTGCACCAGTTGCACCAGTTCCTGCCCTTATATTGTTATATGATTTTGTGAAGTCATCTCCGATTTTGACAAGAGCAAGACCCACACCTGCAACAGCAAGACTAACCCCTGCTACTGCTTTGCTTACTTTCTGGAATTGACCTTGAGCCTTACTTCCATCAGCGTTAACTAATATATTTACTGCATTAGCCGCCATTCTTATCCTTGTCTAATCCGATATTCACTATGTTCAACATTTTCAACAGGCTGACATCCTCTCCCATTAGGGAAGACGGCAAACAACTGTATCTTTGACAGATACCGTCAATCATTTCTGCGTTAACCAAAAGAGGTGGCTTGACGATAGGATTTCCCTCTCTGTCAGTCCCACCTCCTACGGCTTTCCACTTGAGAATTTCAGCCTCTAGCCTTCCCCCACAGTTGCCGCATTTTCAGCCCATGATTGAATCATGGCTGTGCAGATATTGGGAGGCAGTTCCAAGAAGCCGTTTCCAGTAGCAGGTACAGGTTTGCCATCCTCATCATGTAAATTCCACTCTTGGACAATCTCATCACCAAACTTTAAGAACATCATTTTCATGTCCTCTGCTGTATTGGTTTCTGAAACTGTTTGAAACTCCAAGAAAGTAGAAATGTTCACATCAAGTTTTACCCTGATTTCCAGACCGTGATATTCATGGTCTTCTGGAAACGTAAGGTTAGCTTCCCTGCGTTGCAGGACAAACGGTTTTGTTCCTGTCGTATTTTTAACTACCATATTAGACAGTTGTCCAAGTTGGCACTGTTCCATCTTGTAGAGGCAGAGTGACAGACCAATTTAATGCTCCATCATTTCCCCTTGAGAGGTTGTATTCACTCACAAGACATTCTGCTGAGAACTTTGGATTGCCACCTGTGTTTCCACCAATACAAACATCAACAGTTCTTACTCCCGATTTGGTAGCAAAAACATCATGTGCCATATTGGTAGCGGCATCAAAGACCCCACTCAAGGAAATGGTGACATCACCAAGTCCTATGATACGTTCCATGGCAGACTTGCTGATACTGGTCGCATCTAAAAGGTTTTGGCTATTCCCAATTTCATAACTGGTTATATCCGTAGATAAATCTCTAGGCGTTCCTGCGGAGTCATCCACAAGTACCGCATCTCCTAAACCACTTTGTTTCGCCATAATGACCTCCTTAGAATCTAGCGAATCCTACTGCGATAACCGCATTAGTAAATGTTCCTGATGAAGACACTCTCACGTATCTATTGACCGTTCCTGTGACTTCACTTCTTTCCGCTGTTGGAACATCTGATGTTCCAATAGTTGAAAACGTAATTAAATCTGCCCATGTTGCGTTGTCTGAACTGTGTTCAATCTTTACAACAACACTTCCTGATGAAAGGGAAAGAAAGTGGGCATATCCTGCTCCCCCTGACGCTGATGAGGTCGTATTATCAATGGCTGTTCCGTCAGTTGCAGATGAATGAGTATCATCAAATGCAGTGAGCATTTCACCGAACTCTCCACCAACTCCTGCTGTTCCCGAAAAACTAGCATTAGAAGTTATGGCTGAACCTGTTGAGCCAGTAACATTGTAATCAGCTTCCTTGGCAATCAATCCTGCAAAATCAGAACCAACAGCAGAGCCTAACGGAGCAGTAACGATTTGATTAGCTGATGGAAGTTTTCCTGAGTTTGATGTAAAGGTTGAGTGAGACAAATTAGTTCCCGCATCAAAATAACAGTTAATTGATAGGCTTCCATCTGACCTCCCTGTTATTCTTTTCATTGCTAGGGTATTTAATGGAGTTACATCAAGAGTTTCCTGAGAATAACCCATTCCATCAAGAGCATTAGCGTCACCACTAATATCTCTGCCCTGTACAAAGCACCTAACATTTAATCCACTAACTTTTGCCATCTTGTTCTCCTATGGAGTAATTGTAACTTCACCCATAATTTGTACTGATAACGGAATATCCAGAGTCCTGTAGGCCACTCCTCCAATATCTGTATATCCTGTTGAAGCACTTCCTATTTCTATGTCATTCACATTGCCACTCAGGTCAGAATCACCACGCAATGCACTGTCTATATTTACAATCGCATCCCATACTTCTAACTCCACATCTTCTCTAATGTCTCTTGATATTTGCAGTCTCCAATATGCCCTTATTGTAAACTCTGTCAGGGATGAAGAGTCTGCCAGTGTCAGAAAGTCAACTTCACGATTGGATAACCAGAACGCCACTGAGGGAGTCTGGGAAATCATCATTGGCTCTCCTCTCAGAACCGCCCCAAAGGTTGGGTTGGTCACTGATGCCAACAAAGCATCAATTCTATCTATAACTCCTGCCCTGCTCAATTTAATTCCTTACTAACATGATGTTCCATAATTTCTTTTACTTCTTTTGGTTGTTTTTGCAACCACTGGAAGACTTTCCAGAACATCTTATACCCTTTGAACCTGCTCCTCTTGTTTCTTGATGAAACACCTTCCACCCAAGAGGCATAAACAACATTCTTTCCCTTCATCAATGCCCCTGCATCTATCTGTCCATGGAAATTCTTAACAAGCCCTCCATTGATAGAGCCTTTTAAATATCCAGTGACAAACCCATGTCCTCTGTATAACTGCTCCCTTACTTTCCCTGCCCCCAGAACAGATATATCCAGAATTGATTCATTCAATGCTCTGGCAAACCGTTCATTTCGGTGGTCAAAGAAATTTCCCTGAGTTTCCACAATGGTTTTGCTTCTCATTAAAAGAAAACCTGTGATTCTGTTGTGGTTGCCCTGTAAGTGTCTAAAGTTTTTAAAATATTGATTGCTTCCCTATCGCTTCTTGTCACTCCCATTTCTGGAGTGCCAATTGTTTGAGTAACACCCAAATCTCTGTCTCTGAAATAAATCTTGGACAGGTCAAGACATGCCTGCACAACAAGAGTGGGATATACATATGTATAAACAGAAGTTCCTGCCGTATGAGTTGCGGCAGTTGTTCCATTAACTCCACGTTCTACCGTGAGAGTGTTAGAAGAAATCCCAGTTATATACATCTGCTCATCATCAACCTTAATTGTCTGGGCAGTGTTTAATGTGGAAGCATCTTCTACACCCCAAGCAGTTTCTGTTTCTGTCGCTATAGTTCCAGTTGTTGTCTTCTCTCCAGAAAGGTCATTACTGTATCCCCAGACCCCTGTAACAGCCAGTGTTTGCTGACCTCCATGGAATCCTTTAGAAGTATCCTCATTTAACTCTATTTCGACCTTGGGGCTAGTGTTATAGGGCAACAACCAGTAATCATTGTTGTAGCCTTCATCTAAGGACTCACTTTCAGCCCTGTCTGTTGATTTGTAACTGGTGATAGTCCCTGTTACTGATACCAACCAACTATCCAGAGGGATAGCGTTTACCATGGCACTGGACGGCCCAATAATATTGCCTCCTGTGCTGTTGCGTATGTTCTGAGTTGACCTACGCAATGACCCACTTCCAATATCGTAATATCTGGTTTCAGACCTTGGGCCAAAACTCTGCATTCCCATATAGTTGTCTATCCTCACAGATGAGGCTTCAACTATTCGGGTCATAATGGCACTGTCTGATGACCAGTTAGAAGAATAGGAAGTTCCTGCTAAGTAGTCTCTCAAATCATCTACACTAGCATAGGTGTGTCTGGTAGCCACTATTTATTTTCCTCTGTTGTTGCTTCTTTATTTTCTTCTGCTTCTGCTTTCTTAGCAGTAGCTTTCTTTGTTGCATGAGTCTTGAAATATTCCCCATATGCTTTCGCTTCCTTGGCAGGAATGTCATATTCCTTACCTTCTACAAAAGCCATATTAAGACTTCCAATTGTCACACTCTTCAAGCAGGTTACTTTTGCCAATTTCTCTTCTCCTTGTTAGAGGTAGGGAGGACAAGAGGGAGATAAACTTTCATCCCCCCTACCAGTTTAGCCGTCTATTACGGAGCGGCTTTCAGAATCTTGAATGCGGCGGCTAGTCCAACTTGACCATCACCACGCCTTGTACCGAAGAATCCAATTTGGTCGTTCTCCATGTACAGGGAATCATTTCTTCTGATTGTGAATCCAATCCTGTCAAAAATGTAGTAGTTTCGGAAATCTCCAAACACGGCAATTTCATCTGATGCCGTTATGGAGTCAGCAAGTCCGTTTCCACTTACATCACTGTTGACTACCCTCTTACCAAGCAAGAATTCAGCAGGTGGAGTGTTCAAGTCATTGACTGAATGAACACCTGCGGAAGTTGCATTGATATTGTTGATTTCTTTCGATATCAACGAATTCATCACCCAAGTAGCATTTCCCCTGTGCTGAGACTGCAAGGTGTAGAAAATACCAAACAAGTCAGCGGCGGTTACTGCTGTGGCAGATGCCATCACGTAATCATTGGATGAACCTTGCAGAATGCCTGCATAGTTTGTGGTGTCGTTACCGTTTAAGATTCCAACATCCTCAAATCTTCCTGCCGCTTCTTGGAATATCTGCGACAACAGGGTAGGCAGATTAACAGCAGAGTCGTCTAGCAACTCTCTTGTTACCTTAATTAGGCCGCCTGACTTCTCTATACTGAATGGCACTTGGCCCACAGTAGGAGTTTGGTCACTAAAGGCCGCCTCTTCTGCAATCGCTCCCCAAGTTGCGGATTCCAGTGTTGGAATATATCCATCTTTGCTTGCAACACGAACAACTGTAGATGCCGCCCTCAAAGCCCCTGACGGTAGCCCTGTGTCGTGTATCGTTGTAGGAATAAATTCCTCTGGTACAAAGTACCCACCTTCAGTATCTGTGTCTTCTTGCATAGCCTTGATTTCATCAGGCGTTGCATTTTTGAAAAAGATTTCCTGAGATGGTGACATCATCCACTTAGCAAATGTGTCTCTCTGGAATGTAGCTTCTTCTTTTTCCCTGATTCCCATTTTCTCCTGCACCCATATTGGCTGTGCAACAGCAGGTAATCCTTTTACCCAAGAAGCAGGTTTGTAACTGGCTTTTAACTCAGCCCCATTGTCATCTGCGTCATAGGTTGCAAGGTCACTGGACGCAACTGGAACAGTGTTGATAGGCTTTGAAAATTCACCTTTCATCTTGTCCAGTTCTGCCTGTGCCTCGTCTTTTGCATCAGCATCTTGAATGGCATTTCCTGCCTCATTCATTTTTGCCTTTGCGTCTTCCACGTTACCGTCCTTGAGTGCTTTATCAGCTTGCTCAAGAAGATAATTAGCGTGGTTTCTAATTTCAGACGTTTCCACGTTGATACCTCCTAGTATCTTTTTGGTTTCTTTTTCTTGCCCTTTAATTTGAGCAAATCTATTTGTGCCTGAAGCAATTCTGTGTCTGGGGCATCAGTCTCTTGGACTTCTGTGCCAGAGGCATTTTCTTCAGGAGTTTCACCTGTGTAAATTTCCAACAAGGTTTTTGGCTTCTCCTCATCAGATTCTGCTTTGGAAGAAATTGTCTGTGTTGCAGGAGATGCTCCCCTGATAACAGTGCTTACTTCCACCCAGTCCAGTTCTTTTATTCTTCTGGTCTGGGACTTTCCACTTCCTTCAATTTCCCACCCTTCTTCTGGGACATTGAATCCAACTGACCACTCCCTGACAAAGTTTCCAGAAACATTGGAAAATGCTTCCTTCCCTCCCTGCGTTTCCATGTTCATCTGCATGAGCGTGTACAACTTATACTCATCATCAGCAATGTGAACTGGTCTTGCAGAAATAACCTTGCCAACCACTGAATGTTGGTCATGTCCTGCCAGAACTGGTAATGGCAGATTCTTGGCAATAGAACCATTGAAAGCGATAGGGTCAATTATGTCCCCATCTGAATCAATAACTCCCATTGTGTTTGTAAATGCCTCAACCAAACCCTGTGAAGCATCCACAGCCTTGGCATCTGACATCAATGTTTTCTTAATCATACCGTTACTCCTTCTGGTACATAGTTTCTGGGCATTGGAATCCAAGATAGAGTCCCATTCGGATGGTCTTCTATGTCATAAGCATCTTCTACGTTATATATCTGGTCATTCCTTTCAATGCAGGTTCTTCCATAAGGGTCACCTGCCGGAACATAAGTATCATTGGGGTCACCATCTATATCAAAAGCCCTGACCCACTCAAAGCCCTGATTCTTGAACATGTTCACACTGGTCAGGTTCTGGCTTCTCATTATTTCTGTTCTGGCAATCAAAACCGCTCTTTTCTCAGTTTCCTGCATTACAGTCTTGATTCCCTTAAAGCCTTCATCTGGAACTCCTCTTGCAAGTTGCTCAATTGAATAGCCTCTTTCAAAAGCTGTATTGATAGCCCTTTGAACATGCTTGTGTGTTGTGGAATGAATCATCTTGGCTCTGGTTGGCACAGTTGTTAAAACCTGTGCTACCACTGGATGGGCCTCTGACCATTCCAGTTGTCCTGCCAGTCCACTGGTGTTCACAATTCCAAAAGTATTCTTGGATACTTCCACATACATCTTCCAAAGTATTTCACTAAGATTGCCCAGTTCAGTATCTGGGATTAATGAGTCAGCAGTAAAAGGAAATCCCCCTGCTTTTTCTATTTCAAAGTCCCTACTAAGGAATCTCCCCAAGATTCCATCCACCCTGCTCTTCTGGCTCTTAAAATACTTGGTATAAACTGGGGTGTACTTCTCAGTTAAGGTGTCCCTGTCCCTGTTTAGTTCTTTCCCCATGGCTTTGCCCCTGTATGCCACAGGGTCATCTTTTTTTTCAGCCGAATAGAGAGCAGAAAAACCAGACATCCCTGCAAGGCTTTCTGTTGGAGACATGGACTCAATGATGTTGGCAGGCAATCGTCTTACCTCACCATCTGGCAGGGCATCCTCCCCTACCATTTCCCTTGCTTCATTCAATGTAACAATTCCACTGGTAAACAGTTGAGCCGCTCTTGCATTGATGGTTTCCTTGTCATCAAGAAAGCCCCTCATCTCTGTAAGGTCTACAGCAATGGTTTCACCCATCTCCATGCCAATACAGTAATTAAGGAATCGAACAATCTTATCTATCAAGGGTTCTAAGGTTTCAGAATGGAAAGAAAATCTTGCTTCCCTATAGTTGGAGAAGGTTGACCTCTGTAATCCCACATTTGCCGATATCAAAATTGGGGGAACTCCAAGAACTGAACAAATCCTTGATTCTGTATGGTTATGTAAATCAGTCAAAGCCATTTCAGAAGGGGCTGATGCCATCTGCTGATAATCAGCGTCATCATCTAATACAGCAACCGAATGGAAGTTATTAGTGCCACCAAATGATGACCTCCACCTTGACCTGATTCTTGTAGCCTCTTCTTGTGAGGTAAGCCTGCGTTTTACTTTAAGCAGTCCACTTGGAACTCCTGCGTTCTGGAAGAACACCTTGGCAAAGTCCGTCATGGATAAATCAAGGTTTATTGTCTTGGTCAGAACATGTAATGGGGAAAGCCCATACAAGTCCCCACTGGGGTTTGGAAAACTCATGTGTCCCACATCTTCAGGCTTCAGGAAATACTCTTTCCCATCTACTTCATAAGAATAGCCCTTAACACCTTCTCCTGATGGCATGATAGATACCCTATCAGGCCGTAAGAGGTAAAGCCCAGTAATCTGGTTACCTCTGGAGCGTTCTTTAAGAATATAGGCGTTTCCAGAGACATACAGATAAGTTACCAGTCTTTCCAACCAATGGTAGAAATCCTGAGTGCCGTTGGGGTACATGATGAGATTAGCAAGAGGAGTTCCTTCCACTTCAACCAACCCATCTGTTGTATCTCTCTGGACATAGAATTTAGCGGCGGCTGTGCCAGTCGCAAGTTCCCTGATACAAGCATTAACTATGGCATTGCGACCATAGCCCTCTTTTGCGTAGTTGCCATAGTTGTCTTCTGGATAAACAACATTAGATAAATCATTTACTAATGGAACTGATGAAGCCACATCATATGTGACCTCTTTCTGGAAGAATGGAAACCAATTTGGCATAGAACCTCCATAGCTTTGGGGGTACTTGCCTTGACCACTGGTTTCTCATTCTACCATATGAATCAAGTCCTTCTAAAATAAAAACCCCCTAGGGACAAGTCACCTAGGGGGACAAACAATGCACCTGTATGGAAATCCACTAGACTGCACAATAAGCAATACAGTCCATAACCAAGTGGGACAGATGCCCAAAACACCAAGGTAATGGCGTAATAAAGTGATTATAACATAATCACTCTGGGGGGGAGTTGCCTCCCCCCTGCTTGTTTTAGTTTCTTTATAGAGAGCCTACAACACCAGTGATGTAGTCCAAGCTGATTTCACCGTTCTTAACAATCCTAAGAATTTCAAGATTGTTTGTGAAGGAATCTTTCCATGTTTTGGAATTCACCCTAGTGCCATATACAGCTTCAAACTCACCAACGTTATGGGTGGTAACCCTGTAAGTGGTAACCCTGTTCATATCTCTTTGTGCAGTGACTATGGTGTTTTCTTTGATATTCATGTTTAACTCCTTACTAAATTTGTTTATATGGGAATCTTACTTGAACTCTTTACATATGTCAACAACTAATCTTACGAATATCTAAGCAAAGTTTTTATGCTTGCATCTGGAGCAGACAATGATAGTTCCTTTTACTGCATATTCAGCTAAAAGTTTATTGCACATGGCACATCTGAAATACTTCACCATACTCCAACTCCTGCCATGTCTACAAAGGTCATTGCCAGTGCGTCTGCTTCATCTGGAGAGTTTGCCATCTTCTGCTTGCTCTCAAGAATCACGCTCCTATCAGAGCGGATTTCATAACGCCTGCTAACCAGTTGTCCAATTAAAGTGTCCTCATTGGGAATCTGTGCATTTCCCCCCAACCAATCCTTCATTGCAAACCAAGCCTCTGTGGTCTGATTGCCGAATTGCTCTGCCCTACTAGCCTTTGCCCCTGCTCTAAAGGGAACTATGTTCTTATGGCCTATTGTTTCCCTCAACCGGTCTGTCACGCCACCCCCAAGTCCTGTGTCATCAATCACCACTGTGTCCACATTGTTGTCTGTTGCATACCTTCCAATCCATCCTGCTATTGTCATCAAGTCCCTGCCCTGAGTCTGCCATACCATCTCTGCTACATCACCTTGCCTCTTAAAGACCACCGTCTTGTCTTTTCCGAATCTTGCTATGTCACACCCTAAGACAATCTCTCCCTGCGGCTCTGAGAGCCTTTGGGTGGCTTCCCTGACAACAGCTAGGTTAATAACAGTGTCATCCAACTCCTCAACAAACTCAGCCAGTACACTTCCCCTAAACAGTGGGGAGTCTTCCCCCCATTCCACCTTCCTTTCTTCAACATCGTCCATGGTCATCATCCCTGCCACTATCACCTCATTCTCAATGACGTTGGGGGTGTCATATGCTGATATATTAATAGACTTCCAGACATCCCTTCTTCCATGGTGGCTATCGTAGAATTCACCAGATGAAACAAAAGCATTCCCTGTCATTAGGATACATTTGGGATTAAGCCTTCTGAGGGCGTTTATTTCCTCTCTTGATACAGCATGAGCCTCTGTCACGATAACAAGCAAATTGGGGCTGTGGAAGCCCTGCATGTGGAACTCATCACCTGATGAGAACCCCAAGGCATAGTGCTGTTCATCAAGGTGGTATCTTGGAGTCTGGAACATCCTGCCCTTGAACGGAACTCTGGAGTTTCTGTAAGCATGTCTGACTTCATTCCAGACGATTTCATGGACTTGCCTATATGTTGGGCCAGTGACGATAACCTTGGACGGATATGCCATACACATCCACCACAACAGTGTCCTTGCGGCAGTCCAGTCTTTGCCAGAGCCGTTGCATCCAACAACAGACACCCTGCGATTGTTTTTCACAGCTTCCATGATTTCCAGTTGCTTGTCATAGGGTGTTGCCCCTAAGACATTCTCCATGAAGAATTTAGGATTCTGTAAATTCTGGAAGACTACCTCTTGGGGGGATTTCTTCTTCTGGGAAATAACCATTAACTTCTGCCATCTTTGCTAGTTCATCAATGCTGATTTTTAACGGCCCTCCATCTGCTCCAGTGACCTGTGTTGGGGCATCCAGACCTGCAATGGCTCTTTGCCCTCCCAATATGGATAAACACATCTCTGTGGACTTGTAGTCCCCTGCCATTGCCTGATGCCAATGGGCTTGCAAGAGTTTCTCATATCTTGCCATGGTCATTGCTCTCAGATGGTCTGCTTGCTTGGATGTTGCGTCTGCCATTTCACCAAGGACTTTCTTGATGTCATGGTGGACTTGGACATGGCTTATTCCTTGGACGTTAGCAATATCTCTGGTGGTACTGCCTGCCAGTTTCATTTCCAGTGCTTGATGTCTTCTCAACTGGATTTTTATGGTTTTCTCATTCTTCTTTGCCATGTTAAGTTGCTGTAATGCTAAGTATATATTATTTCTATTTTCTATTACTTAATATATATAACATAACACCCCCCTCCCTTTGGGAGGGGGGCGTTATGTCTTAATAAGTATTAAACTGGTTTAGAACTATTAACTGTTATGCCATGTTAGCCTTCTCTTTAACTACCAGTATTTGCCCTAATCCAATTCCTAATTTCTGATGGCTATGACTTATAAAATGCTCCTCACAAAAGAAAGCCCATTTCTCTGAATCTTTTTGTTTTGCGTCATACCTTGCTTTGCGAGCAACTGCTGATGGGTTCGGGGTCAATGCTTTTAACAATCGAAAGCAAATATCGCAATTTGGCAAAAATGGGACTTCTGCTTTTGTCCAATTTGTATTGCACCCACAGCTTTCTCCTAATTCACCACATTTTGAGCAAATTATGCAGACATCATGTTGGACACAATTGTGGGAATCATCTAATGATGAAAACGGTACTGGAAGCGGTGTTTCTGGCTCTGGGGGCAATTCCCCCAGAGAACCGTCTAGATTGCGGTGTGGGACTTCAAAGGTAGTGCTTTCATGACATGCACTGCACATGTTCTCAATGTTCTCATCCTCATCTGCCCCACAGCAGATTGAAAGCCTTTCTTCCTCTTCTGGTTGCTCCACTACTTGCTTGCTTTCTATGACTGTCAGGGTATAGGGGTAGGTGTGTAGCTGTCCTATTTTCTGAGTGGTTCTATTCCATACCATGGAGAAATGGGCAAGTACCGTGCTATAGGTAGCAAGACCATTACTGCCCCTGACAATAACTTTGTGGTCTGACTTCCTTACCCTGTCTGCATAGACTGACATAATCCCTTGGCTATTTGGGAAGGGTTGGATAGCTTTTACTACCCAGTGGGTTGTATTCCCAGACCAATTCCGCTCCAGAACTGTCCCTACTTCTAACTGCTCTAAACTTGTGACTTCTATGCTCATAACTAACTCCTTTATATGAGGCTTTGTTTTAATATGAAGCCATTCTCTCATACTTACTTGACACATGTCAAGCACTTTAATAACTCATGCCCTCTGTTCCAATGTTGTTGTGGGTCTTGGATGTATTCCTTGTTGTCACATTGGCTGTTTGTGCAGTTTGCAACCATGGCATATCTTGTCCCCAACCTGCTGTTATAAGGTTGGCTTTTAAGGGACTTAATTTCCATCTTTGGGGCTTCATCTGATGCAAGGAATGGGCTTGTCTGCATAAGACCTTCACATCTCCTGCAATGGCGTTTTCCTGTCATGAAACTATGGACTGAAGCATGGGTTCTATAAAAAGCCTTTCCAAAATCTCCCAAGGTCTGGGCTAATAAATTTGCTCCCAGTTCTTTATGGAATTTCTGTGGCACTTTATGACCAACAATTTCTACCCTGCGGCCCTTATATCGTGTATGTTCCAAATTGCCATATTCATTTTTCTGAAAGTTAGCATCAAGAAAGCCATATTCATCAACATGGGCAAAAAGAATCCTCTGATGGTAGGGACTAACGGTTTCTATTCTTTTAAGAACTAACCTGAAAGTCTGGAACCCCCTCACTTCTTGAATCCCATTGTAAACAGTGACAGGGCTAAGAGGATAACTAAGAAACCCTGTCCCTATATCAGATATTATTTGGGCTATGGAATCCCCATAAATAGCATCTCCTCCTCTCACCAGATTTCCGTGAGAATCGAACTCGTCTTTCCGATATCCCCATTGCTGTTTACTCCCTGCCACCTTAACTGATGCCAGTACCCATTCGTATGTAACTTTTGTTGCCATTTTTAACTCCTTTAATATGGCTTGTGGAGGGGCTTTCGCCCCTCCTTTTTTATTGATTAAAAATTGAAGTCGTAGTGCTTCCTTGCACCGTGGTCTTTGCCCAATTTACCTAACTTGGACTGAAACCTATCAAACTTGTTTGACCAGTTGGCCCTTATCTCAAATCCATCTGGGTCTGACTCTATAATCCACTCCTGCTCATCTTGGTTTTTAAGATGTCCTGCAAATCCACCCTGCACCCACTCCATTTTCCATTCAGGGTTTCGGGTTGCCTTCATTTCCCTGATAGTTAAGGTCTTTCCAGAGGGGCTAATTTTTACGATTTCGTAAGGGTCTGCATCACTCCATCCTAAGACCGTGACTCCCATGCCAACTGTTGCTGTGCTTGGGTTCAAAGCATATTGGGTTCTTTCTGCTTCTAACTCTGCCCTGTATGCCTCTAGTTGTTCATTGGTTACTGTCATTTCTAACTCCTTTTTAGTTAGTTGATTTAACTTATGGGAGTATTAAACCATAGTTTCTTTACATATGTCAATAGGAAAATAGAGCAATTATTATTTTTGCTCTAAATCCCATAAGTTCTGGAGTTCCTCATCCCACAGTCCTGCGTCTTTTAAAGCCTCCTGTAAGCCTGTCCTGCGGTTTTCCACCATGGTGTCTAGCATGGGGCTGTCATAGACCTCAACAGCCCTTTCTTCTTCTATGTCATACAGTTTCATACTGTCACCTTTTCAGCCTCTGCTCTTGCATTAAAAGCAAGAGCCTTGGCCTTCCTTGATACTGATATATTTTTAATCCCTGAGAAACTCTTCTTGCCCCATTTCCCCTGTTCATCTGTGAACTTGTACCACTGGTGTCCAATCTTGAAATAAAAGTGATTTCCCCAGACTACATCCAATATCATCCTTACTCTCAAATGAACCTCTGGTTGCTCATCTGTATTGGTGAACCGTGGCATGATTACCACGTCTGCATCCATTACATAAGCAAAGTGCCTTCCCCCATGTCCAGTTATGAGTTTGGGGGGAGAAATCTTCTTGGCATAAAATGCCGTGTCCTCTGAATATACCTCTACATGGTCATAATACCATTTGCTCTTCTGGTCAGCAGTACCAACAACCACGATTGCGGAAAACTGTGTCATGAAGCCACCTCTTCTTCTACCACTGGGAAATCCTGAATAATAGCCCTTGGAGATATGTCTGCATTTAAGGACAACTTCTTGCCATGCTTCTTGGCATAGACCCAGTTATATCCATTGTCACAAAGATGTCCCAAGTCCCCACCTGTCCAGAATTCTCCTGCCCTGTCATCCAGATATTCTCTGGACTCAGTTGGCCTGATGTGTAGAACACTCATAATGTCCTTGATTAAGTCCTGCATCCACAACACATCAATTGGTTGTTCATGTGGAGGATAAACTTCAGAATAATCCCTGACTTCTGCCTTGCTCATGCGGAAGATGTTGGACAGTACCATTTTGAATGTCCCTGTCCTCTTGTATCTGCCATTAACTGCCCCATCCACAACCTCCAGTTCTTTTTCCTCTACAAAGCTGAACTTGGGGTCTAACAGTTTAAGGGTGTTCATCAGAACTTCATTCATCTCCATATTCTGTTTTTTCAATCTGTTAATTTGTCCGTTCTGCAATTCAATTGTTTCACTCATTTTAACCATTACAATAACTCCTTTTTTTGTTATAGAAACTTTTGGTGATGGGGGAGACTTACAAGTCTTAATCCTCCAAGACACTAAAATGCCAGTTTCGCATTGGTCGGCTCATCTAAAATCCTTGTCTAAAATAGACAGATGCCCTAATTACCTATGGGATGCCTGATAGCCAGTCAAGGGGTTGAGGTCTTCTTTGGGCCTCTTCTACCCGTAGTATTGCCCTGAGTGCTATCCAACCAGTCGGGACTGCTCCGCTCTGCTCTGGTATAAGTCGGTTATTACCTCGCCGATATTGGCTACTCGTAAAATTATGCCGCTCCTCCAGAAAACTCCCCACCACCGTATTCAGTTTTTATAACTCCTTTTTTATATCTCTGTGGGGGCTTTATGGTCTGCCCCCAAGACCTGTGCATTTCATATCGCCTTCTATACTTGAGGAGGAGAGTCCAGTTGCACTTCTCCCCTCTTCCCCCTCAAGACTAATTTATGATTGCCAGTAAATTTTCACCTGCCCCATCCAAATCCTCACCCTGATATTCTTCATAAGCTAACTCCTTACTTCCTTTTGATTTTCTTCCATCCAAGCCATGGCTCCTGCCGCATGAAGAGACATTGTTGTTCTCATGCAATTAGCATGGTGAACAGACTTCTTCTCTTTTTCCCATGACCTCTCACTGTTCCAACGTCCAGTTTCAATTCGGTAGACAACCTCATCTCCTGCCTTGACCCCTGTGCAAAACATATCTTGGATTGCAGGCTCTTCATTTTCATCAGACTCAGTGCAAGGGCTGTCAAACTTGGCAGTTATCACCTTGTAGAAATTCTCTGTGGCAATCATGAGGTCACCTTTGGTTGCCACTTCTTGCTCTTCACCAAGGCTGTTGGTGTAGGTCTTACCCTTGTAAACTGCCCTTTGGCTTGGCCCTAGTCCTCTGCCTTGTTTGCTTATTTCTACCATTCTTAACTCCTTACTTGTTTCTAACTACAGGTATTAAACCACATGTCCTTTACATGTGTCAAGTCTTTTCTCCAACTAATTATTTTTACATCCTTTTGCATGACCATCAGGGAAGTAAACATTTTCCACATCAGCTTGATTTGTGGTTGAACCGCAACCCCAACAAACTGTGGTAGTTTGATTAACGTGAACAACGTCATCATGCCCACATCTAAAAGAACAATAACCAAATTCACTAGGGTCATTCTCAGGGGAATTTCTGCGTCTT